TGTGTAATATCTTCTCCGGCAGGCAGGCGACTTACGTTAACTCCTACCTGTGGGCCAGAACTAATACCCATGTTGTTTGATAGTGAACGAGCCGCAGCGTTACACATGCTCTGCGCGTCCATACATAAATCTGCTACTCCGTTGCCGTCGATTCTACCTGGGACCTTTTCGAACGACGTGACGTAATATGGCTTACGACCTAGTGGGTCATAATTTAGGACTGCTTTAATAACTGTGTTATTTACCATCCATACTTCACAAGGATATGACCTTTGAGGGTCATCAATTTCTTTTTCTTTAAGTCCCCACTCTAAAAGCAAAGTACCGGGAATAGAATCCCATAATTGTATAGCGCCGACTAAATCATTATCAATATCGTCAAAATCTTTGCCTTCTAGGTCTTCCATTTCCGAGTCTTCATGGTCTAGCCAGTCAATACCGCCTGCTCCGAAATCCGACAACAACGATCTTACCGCGTCTTCGTCGTAACCTTCGACGCCTATCATAGCCTCGACGTCGGCTCTAGTTAAGTGGTGAATCTCTATTACGGGCATATTTTGTATATCGTCCCCCCAAGGAGCCCAATAAAACTTATACGGGTCAACACGTTCCCACTCATCTCTAACAACATCTTGTGGCTCTAGACCTCCTGTTTCAGCATATTTTAAAACTTTACGTTTTCTAGGAACTGGGCCTTTTAGAACAGCATACGGATACGTTGCAATATCGTTAGTAAACTCAAACAAAGACTTAACATAACCACCTTCTATAAGCTGATCTTCCATTTTAGCTTCCATACGGTCAACACGTTTTTCAGCTTCGTGTTTCATCTCACGCATGGCAGTGTCTTTCATTCCTTCCGCTAATTTCTGTAAGTTAGCTGGGTCTACTTGCTCTCCACCTTGGTCATAAAACTGCATAAGGTTTTGTTCCATTATTCCTTGCAGTCTGTCTAGAATATCTTCTGGAACTTCTGGAATAGGAGTTGCTGAGATAGACCAGGGCTTATCTGTACCGGTACCAAGTAAAGTATCTCTTAACCACGCAGTGGCTGTACGACACTTCGTACTAACAATACCCATAAAGATTTCCGAACCACCCTGAGATTGTATCTCTGCCATTTTTGCTGGAGAGTACTCCATGTTTCGAGCGCGTGCAGTTTCAGTTAATCTGTCTTCAATCTCTTCTTTCTTGTGGTCACGCATAACATGCCAACGTTTAGTAACGTGTGCAGCTAGGCCTACTATAAGAGGTCTTAGTTGATTTTTTTCGTTTTTCTTGAGTGCTTCTTTCTCTAACTTTGACGCACTTGCTACTGGAATAATGTTCATGAACTATCTCCTATGTCCAGCCTCCGGCCGAGACGTGTTTAATTTCTCTGCGTTCGTTGGCAACTGTCATGCTTCCAAACACTTCTCCACCATCGGCGTGCAAACACAAGTATTGAAATGCGTCTGCAATGTCAGACCAAGGGTGCGATTTTTCTGGTTTCTCGTCTTTAACGCCCTTAGTGTTTATCTTGTACCGATACTTACCAGCAAGACATTTTACTAGTGAACTTCCAGACTCAGGGTCTATAACTACCCCATATTTGCCATCAACCACTCTAGTCAAAAACTTTTCTACAGCTGCTATTCTAGCAGCAATTGAGTTTGTTCTAGCAGGTTTTATTACAAAACCTTCATTTTTATATATGTCTGCTACGGTACGCTCATCTGTCTGTACCCTCTGAAACGCAGCTGGGTCAATTATAACAAGAGCTCTGCGCCCAGGAAACTTATTTGTCAATAATGGCTTGAGTTTCTCTCTAACGAACCTGAGTGCGCCCATCCCATCAGACGTTATCGCATCATATATTACTATTCTGCCGTCGTATGCTAACTGTCCTATGACTGCCGCGGGCGTGAGCCCAGCATCAATTCCTATCAATAACGGAGCATCCATGAACATCGGTTTCATCGGTTCCTTAGCCACATGCGCGGATCTATCAAACGCACGGAACACTGGCTGCCCAGAGAGAGACTTACCGAACTCAGCGTGTATGTAAACCGCAACCCAGTCCTCTGTTTTACCATGAGCTAAGTTGTCGTAGTAGTCATCTGGCAAAAATTGTGTCCAGTCCGCTTCCGGGGCTAGTCCTGACGGTTGTATCGTCACATGACAGTTCTCCGGCGGCTTACTAAGTATGTCTTCCCAAAAAGTATCCTGGTCTGGTGGGTTAGTCATCCCCCACAGATGTGCATTCGAGTCCCCATCATCCGTCTTACAACCTACTTGGTTCATCATCTTATCCGGGTAACGTCCGAGACGACCTTGGGCAGCGTTGAAGATGTCGGGGTGTATTTCTCTAAACTCGTCGAAGATAAAAAAGCTAGCCTGAAGAGATAACAGACGACGGACGTCGTTTGCGTCATCAAGTCCCCTGAATAACACTTCACACTCTATATCGCCAACCTTTATCACGAATTTATACTCGGTCTTAAGGAACGAACCCATTATACCTTCGGGTATCCATTTCATAAAATCTGGTATCGATGTATCACGTAACTGCTCTCTGGTGTTACGTACCCAAATAGCGCGCGACCTGCGGATACCATCCTTACACGGTGCCATGACAGCGGCGTGGTGCAAAATTTTCATGATACCCGCGGTCGTCTTCGTCGATCCTACTGGACCAACCGCTAGGGAGATAAACTTGGTTGAGTAAAAGAAATCGTCTAATGATGCAATTACTTCAAAATTAATTTCGTGTTCAGGAGCTGCTATCGTCATGCTTCTAGAGCGGGAGTACCCTCGATAACCACTTCATCAGCGTTATCTTTGGCTCTAGTTATGTTGATAACTACTTGCGGCCCGGCATCTACGCCGACGACTGCTTTTCCATCTGGTTCTAATTTACCCATTTTATTGAGCATTTTTTGAAATTCTAATCGTGTGGCTGGGTTTATGGTGGGATTTTGCATGTGACGGAACAAATTGTCCAGATTCACTGCTCCCATCAGCCTTGCGAGAGTTTCCATTTTCGCTGGATCGTCTTCTATCATTTGGAGTTGCCCCCGAGATAGAATGGATGTATGTGCGAAATCTGGGCCTGTTACTTTATCTATGGGGTTACTCATACTGCGAAGTTTACACGGTTTACCTAATGAATGTCAATAATTTAATCTAGTTCATTTTGAACAGTATCTAAAAAATAGGGGTTGTGATGTACGGAGTACCTAAGCCTGGGTGGTCATGACCACTTGCCTCGTTCCCTACCCCCCCTTGTCCACCATCTGCCTGTAGTACAGGGTTAGACAGTTAAATAAATAAAGTTCAGCCCTGTACTTTTTAACTAATAATGGAGATACTATGAATATTAAATCTTTTCAAAATGTGCATAACAATGCAATGGGACTGGGAGAGGCACAAGGTAAACTTAATCAGCAACTAGCAGATATTTACCGCGACGAAAAAGTAAAGGCTGACTACCTTACTTGGGTAACCGCTACTCACAGAGATGACAGTCAAGGTAAGATAGTGCAAGACAAGTTCGCTGAACAAGTCAAAGCGGTGCAGAAAAATATCAACCTTGCTAACACTCAGAAGTTAATGATTAAGGGTGAAATAACTAAAGAACCACTTACACAAAAGGTTCGCTTGTTAAGAGCCAATAAGCCATTAATGAATCAAGGCTTTGTAACTGAACAAGATATTAAGGATAAGAAGTACTTTTTTATCACTACTGATATCACACCAGCGACAGAGAAAACTTGTGATGAGAATGTAACGGCTTTTATGTCTAGACATGGTTATACCAAAAAGCAGATGTTAAAGGCTTTACAAAATCAGAAGTAAAGTAATAAGCGATTACCCCCTTACGGGGGTTTTCGTGTGTCTGGTCGTAAATTATGAAATGGATTAGTTCAGTCTGTACTTTTTTCGTAGGCTCGACTCATAGGCTAATGCTCGCAAATCGACAGTTTGTCCACCGTTTGCCTAATAAGACACCAATTAAGACAATATATGGCACTTTGTCTTATTACACAAATGCTTACGCAGTAGGGGTTGCAAGTGCCTATTAAGACAATAAGACAATAAGACAATAATAAATAATGTATAGAGAGAATAAAACAATTACTAACAGTTATGACGAAAAAGCACTCTTTTCGCGTGTTACTTCTTCGTCTCTCCATACAATTGTCTTTTTGTCTTATTCGGACATAAGTCGTTGTTATTTATTTAATAAGCCAAAATCAAATTGTCTTATTGCAATGACTTATTACAAAAGTTCAGTACTGTACTTTTTACACAACAGGATTAATACTATGACAACTAAATGT